TTTGTGTTTGACCATACGAGCCACCTGTTGCAGCTTGATAGTTTCTTAACTTTTCATATGGAAGCATTTGTTGATATTGATACCTATTCATTGCATCTGCTAGGGCTGCTTCTTGTAATCCCTCACGTTCAGCACCAACTTGACGTAAACGTAAAATATCATCGTAATCTGTTTGCGACATTTGAGGAGCTGCCATTAAAGCATTATTCATATTAGCTCGTTCAGCCATATAATTTTGTCCGTATAATTGTGTTCCTAAATCTCCAAGAGCACCTGCTAATACTTCTTGATTAGCACCACTACCTAAACGTCCTGCTGAAGTAAATTG